CATCGTTACCTCCCGAAAGTAACTGAACAGGTGCAGCCCGCCACTTCATCCGCTCCGCCGCGCGGATCGCCAGGCCACATCATTCCATTGCCAAACAATTCCTTGATTCCGACCGTTGACCCGCCCATCCGCGCATGGCTGGGGCGCGGGTTGGTCGAGTTGACGTGCCACGTCTTGGTCTTGAGTCCGCCCTGCCGGGCCGCGCTGTGCGCGCCGAAATTGGCGGTGGATGTCGTGCGGCTCATGGCAATCTGCAAAGCGCGCACACCAATAGCCAACTCAAACATATTCTTGAGCGCATCACCCACGTCCTCAGCTCCCAGCGCCTTCTCAATCTCTCCCTGCGTGGCTGCGTTGACGTTTTCAGCAGCAATACGGCTGTTCTCTTGCAAATAGGCCAGCGTCTCGCTCTCGTCAAACTCTATTCCAAGCTGATCGGCTACATAATCAGCAAATGCCCTCGACGTGGCGGCGCTGAGCTTGAAACAGTCTGTGGTCAGCTCGCTGTTCCACCGGTTCGCGTCCCACAGCACCGCAATGTCGGGCAGCGCCTTCGATTTTCCCGCCGCCGTCATCACCGCTGCGCGCTGGCGCTCGAATGTTTTCACCATCAGCCGCGCCCAACGCTCGCGGTATTTGTCGCGCAAGGTCGGTTGAGTCGGGTTAACTTCACTCGCTGCCTTCAATCCCTTGGGAGGCGCACTATCCCGTGGCGACGCCTGGCCGCCGACCAGGACATTCAGCGGCGTGACCAACTGCTCAGCATCCCCGCCCATGCTGGGTAAATTCATCTTTGCGCGCGCCTCATCCGCCGTCATCCACGGCCGCCCTACCGCCGACTGCAACGCCTTCACCTGGTCCTCGAACGCGCCTTGCATTTTCTCGGCGATGTTGAACTCGACGTACACGCCGTCAATGTCCTGGAGCTCCGGCAATAGTTGCAGCATGATGTCCTGCTCGATCATTGCCAGCCAGGGCCCAAGCGAATCCTGGTACAGGTTCTTGTGCTGCTCTGTGATGTTTGAGAATGTGGCATTGTCCAGAATACCGACCATTGGCAGCGGAATGTGATACGCGCGGGCACACTCTTCCCGCGTCAGTTTCCTCCCCGAAAGGTATTCTGACTCTTGGGCATTGAATGTGCCCGCGCGCCACGTCATGCCTTCTTCCAGGATTGCCGTCTTGCCGCTGTTGTCTTCGCCGGCGTAAAGCGCCTCGAACTCTTGTTTGAACCTGGCCCGCGCATCTACGCTCCAGTCCGGAGCATCTTTGGGCCGCTCGATGATGCCCGCCTGCCTGGCCGCGTTCTGCCAGAAATGCTCGCGGTAGTCGCCCGCCGCGTGCTCCTCGGCCAGCACGCGTCGCAGCGTCTCCAGCGGCGAAAGCCCGTTGACAGGATCCTCCGCGTTATAGCCTCGCAGATGCACGATTTCCGAAGAGGCGATCTGCTTCGGTGTGCCGCCCAGGTTCAGCTCGTATCCGGTCGGGACCAGGTAGCCTTTCACCGTGACCAGAGAAGGCGGGATGCGAAGCAGCCCCAGCGGCGCATCGGGCGCTCGCACCTTGAGCCAGTAGGCGCTAAAATAAACGCCCAAGTCGCCCATCAAAGACTCGATGAGCCGGTAGCGCGTGACTTTGAATTCCGCAGGCAATGGGCGATCAATCGCTTTCGCCAGGGGATGGTCGGTCAGCCGCACTCGGTCTGTGTCCGATACACGTCTAAACACGTGTAGCCCTAACTGCGCAATGTTCCGGGCCAAGAAATCCACGCAGGTGCGCACATTCGGCTGGGTCTTGTAGAGCGTGGCGTAGTCGTATGTATACTGGTCGTACATCCGCAGCGAGCCGTAACTCACGGTCGGCCACCAGCCGGTATTCAGATCTGCGAGACTCCCGACGCTTTGGACTACCGCCATTAGATCACCTGTATAAAGTCCACATTTTCAGCCGGTATGACGATCTCGCCATCCACCGGAGCAACCTCGCCCTTCGTCTTCAAGAGTTCGGCGTTGCGCAGCACCAGGTAGCCCCACCGCTTCTGCCACAGTACGCCGCGAAAGGCGCGGTCGGTCTTGGTGTTGACGATGACGCTCCGCAATGTCGGATATCGGTCAAAGAGTGTCATACTGTTTCAAGCCCCCTTGACGCTATGACACTAACCTCGTATAATCCAATGTACCCGATGGGAGTAACCGGAGTGTCATAATGCCAATCAAGTTTTGTGAATGTGGATGTGGGCAGCCAACAAATATCTTGAAGGCGACTAATAATAAACGAGGAACAAAGCAGGGCGATTTTGCCAGGTTTGTATCTGGACACCAAAACAGAGGGCGCAAGCAAACCCCAGAACACATCGCCGCAAAAAGCTTGGCTAGACGAGGGCACCCCGTTTCTGAAGAGACAAGACGTAAAATATCCAAGCATCATAAAGAAGCTGGTATTCATCCTCCTATTGAGTATCAATTTCAACTTGGAATATCGCGCGGAAAGCGAGAGGCTAATAGCAGCTGGAAGGGCGGCATCTCGTGGGTGAATGGCTACCGCTGTGTTTATCTTCCCAAACACCCAAGAGCGCATCCTAATGGATATGTATATGAACACATCGTTATTGCTGAGGCAGAACTCGGACGCTCGCTTGATGATAACGAGGTAGTCCATCACGTAGATGGTAACAAGCGAAACAATACTCCAGAGAATATTCGTGTTTTGTCTTCTCAGTCTGAACATATTAACCTACATCGTTCCCAGGGCGATATTTAGGTAGAGAAAAGTCCTCTTTCCTCGTATACCGATTTCTTGGGCGCTTCGTGTCTCAACGCCCTGTCGAGCGCCATCACCAGTGCTACCATTCCGTCAATCCGCTCCGTGCTCTTTTCCTTGTCCGGCTTGAGATTGCCTGCCGGGTCTTGCCGCACCACCAGGTTGTCCGCCATCCACGTCAGCACCGGGTTGTTGCCGTGCGCCAGTTTGTGCTCCAAGATCAAACGTTCTAGTTCCTTCATCGGCGGAGACATGCTGACGTACCCCTGGCCGAACTGCACCAGCCAGTCCTCCCCGCCTTTTTCCATCAGGTCGGTTTGAATCTTGGTCGCTCCCCACCGGTCAAATGCGAGCTCGAGGATGTCATACGCCTGGGCCAGTTCGTCAATCTCGGCCAGGATAAAGTCATAGTCAATCACGTTGCCCGGCGTTGCCTTGATGAAACCTTGCCGAACCCAGGCCGGATAGGGCACTCGATCACGATGCGCCCGCTCGACCATCGCCTCCTCCGGGATCCAGAACCGGCTCACAACTTGGTACGCATCCTCGTCAGACTGAGGCGGAAACACCAGCACCAGCGCCGAAACGTCTGTATTGCTCGAAAGATCTAGGCCAGCATAGCACGAGCGCCCGCGCAACCCCTCCGCATCCACCGCCTGCACGCATTGATTCCAGTGCTGGCGCGGTATCCACTTCGTCTCGGCCTGCGTCCAAACATCTAACTCCAGCCGCAAGAACGCATTGAGCGCGGACGGCATCTCCCTGGCGCGGGCCGCCTTGCGTTGCATGTCGTCCCATTTCTTGCTGACTCCGAGGTTGGGGTTGGCCTTGACCCAGATCGCCTCGTCCTCAAAGGCATCGCCCTCGTCAAGCCCATAGATCATCCCGAACCAGGAATCGTCTTGCAGCACGCCGTCCAGGACCTTCTGAGTGTACTCGTGCTGCTTGAAGCACAGCGTCTCGCGGTCATAGCCGGCTGTCGTGATCGCAAACATGAGCGGCTGCCGCCGGCTGCCGGTCGCGGTCTCGATCACGTCCCAGGTGTCGCGCGTCTTGTGAGCGTGTACCTCATCCACCACCGCGCCGTGGACGTTCAGGCCATCCATCGTGTCCGAGTCAGCGCCCAATGGCTCAAACTTGCTGGCCGTGTCCAGGATGTGGATGTTGTCCTTGAAAATCGTCACCATCTTGCGCAACTGCGGCGACGACTTTGCCATCCGGGTCGCTTCGCTGTGCGAGATGCGCGCCTGGTCGCGCTTGGTGGCGATGCTGTACACTTCGGCCCCCGGCTCGCCATCGGCCAGCATCAGGTAGAGACCGATCCCCGCCGCCATCGTGGTCTTGCCATTTTTGCGGGAGACTTCCAAATAGGAAGTGCGGAAGCGCCGCGTGCCGTCCTCGCGCTTCCACCCGAACAGCGACCACACCACGAACTGCTGCCACGGCTCAAGGATTAAGGGTCTGCCGGCCCATTCGCCTTTGCTGTGCTTGAGCAGCCGGAAGAATGCAATCGCCGTCTTGGCCGTCGTCTCGTCAAAGTGCAGCCCGCGCTCTTTTCCATTGACTTCGGCGAGCTCAGTCGAGCCGTCAAGGTCCTTGCGGTGGCGCTCGCACGCCAGCCGAACCCACTTGCACGCCACCTGGCGTCCTGTCAGCACATCGTCAACGTACTGTTCGGCGGTAAAGTCAATCGCCGCGGCCATCCTCGCCAACCTTCACATCGCCGCCGACCATCGCAAACAATTGCTCGGCCAACGTCGGCTCGTCCGGCGTGGCCGGCGCGCTGAGCCGTGACCGCGAGCTGGGCGACAGCCCAAATTCAGACAGCAGTTTGCGCATCTGATCCTGGGCCTTGTTGGCCTCGTAGCGCCACGGGTTCTGATACTTTCCGCCTTCGTCTGATTTAAGGATCTCGCCCTCTTTTGCGATAGCCCGTTCAGCGATAACCCATCGTCCCCACGACTGGCAATACATCGCCAGGGCCGCCCGGTCAACCGTAGTGTAAAGCCCCAGCCCGATGAGAACACCCACCATCCGCCGCCACTCTGACGCCGCCTCATCATTCAAAAATCTCGGCGCATAGGG